CTCTGTGCATGCATTTCGCAGTGTCTCTTTTTCTTTATCAAAGAAGTTGAAACTAAATCCCGGTTCTGCAGTTGATAAAGCTTGCCGTACATTAGTGATAAAGACATCTCCAAGTTCTCCTGTATTCCAAAAATTTAATAGCCATTCAGTATCATAATTTACACTTATGTTTGTCATATCTAAGGGTGCAGGAAAATTAAAGTCATCTTGTTTAATGTCAAACAAGGACTGTCCCGTCGTACCAACAGGCATATCTTTCCAATTCTTTGCGGAAAGAAACTT